ATTGGCGCAGTTAAAGCTGCATTTGCCAAGCATCCTGAAGCCCCCGCTATAATTCGTGAGAATAATGGCGTGCCCTTAGCAGCAGTAAAAGCTGCACTTGGTGAAAAAGGTGTTGTGTTCTTCCATCATTATCTTGCCGTTGGAACGTCCAATTTTCATGATCTGAATTTCCACTATTGGACTGACTATCCTTCTGCTGCCTTGAATAGATTTTGGTTTGTGAGACAAGTTGTCAAACCTGAATTTCGTAAGGAGGGAGGTCTTTCCTTGAATACCAATCATCCGAAGGTCAAAAATTCCACTCTCGGAGGAGATTTTTGGGATTTTAAACTTGAAAGAGTGATTGTGTATGAAGGCGTTGGTGGAAAAGACGCATTTCGATTTGAAACGTGGAAACATGATGTTGACGGTAAGTTATATGACACATCGAAATTGACATTGCAACAGTTGATGGTTGTTTTGGTAGACATGGTGAAAGTTCACAAAAGCAATCAGGATAAAGTGTTGTCCGTCGCAAAGCAGATGGATGAGATGCCATTGTGTGATGAATGTCACATGTATCCAGGAGCATGTCAGTGTGATCCCTGTAAAAACGTTCCTCATGCACTTGTGGAAGTTGACGCAATTTCTCGAGTTGCAGGTCAGGCTTTGGCGCAAGGCATTACCAAGTATATCAAAAGTTTCTTTGATCCAGTATCGATTCTAAACTTTTGGCTTGGTTTTTCCCCTGTAGCTAAGATGACTACATCATCTCTTGCAAAAGAAGTTGCACAATTGGCAGATGAATCTCTTACTCCTTTCATGATTGCTTTGACTCCACAATGGGTCTTTCGTAGCAGAGCTTTCCAGCGGATGGTTGCGACTTGGCAAAAAGGAGCAGCAATTAGAGATTTACGAGGACACGCAAAACTGATATCATACGTTTCTCTTGTTGCTTTGTTTGTTGCAGTCAAAAATAGAAGGAAGCCTTCTGTCATTGCAGCGGCAGCTGCTTGTGTGATGGGATCGATTGGACTGTATGGATCGGCCTATAGTTCACGTTTGAGATCAATCAAGCAAGAATATTTGACTCGGAGAGATGCTTTGCCAGCTTATGTCCAGGAAGTTCGAGACAGTAGACCAGTGAAATATGGTCTTGCTGTTGGCACAATATTAATTGGAGTCAAAATGCTGCGTATGTGGAACAAATCCCGACTTAGCAATGTTGAACCGCAAACGATAACACCAGACGAAGTTCAATCTCAACCAGGTTGGTTCGGTTTCATGATGAATAAACTTGGAATGTCGGTGGAATCAAGTGATTCAATGAAATGTGTTGCATC